TCGAACTTTTCGAGCGCGAACTTGTAATCGCCCGCGACGAGCGTCTCGTCGGGCCAGGCCGCCGTCACGGAATCCACTCCCTCTTTCGGGAACTCGACCCCGGAGACGGAGATTGTCTCGACCGACGCGATCTGCCGGATGGGCGAGAGCTCGGTCAGGAGTTCGATGAGGCGCGCCCGGTACTCGATGGGAGCGACGTAGCCGCCGGTGATGTCCTCGGAGATCCGCATCGTCTTCTGCTCTTCCTCGCTGAGCTTCTGCGCGCCCTTCCGGACGAAGGTCTCGAAGGCCTTCACCTCCAGGGACTTTTCCTTCGACGCGGTCCCCGATCCCCAGGCCCGGAACTCTTTCAGGCGGACCTCGAGCTCGTCGAGCTTGGCCTTGATCTGGTTCTCGGCCGCGTGGCTCTTTTCCTGGTAGGCCTTGAAGTCGGCCTCGGAGATGCGGCCCTTGAGCTGGTCCTCGTACTTGAGGCGTTCGTCGGTGATGAGCTTGGTGATCTTCTCGATGTCGCCCTTGATTTCCGCCTGGAGATCGGTCTTGACTGCGTTGACTAATTCTTGTTTTTCCTTGTCCAATTTTTCCTCCTCTAAGATTTTTCGAGGGTATCGATCGTCTGCTTAAATAGGCGCTGCGGCTCTGCCTTCCCGGCTTCCAGTCCCTCGATAACCGGCTCCAGGAGGCTGCGTTCTTTTTCGGAGTGGTCGGCGACCGGCTCCGCTTTCGACGGGTCGGCTCCCGGCTGAGTGGCGTCCGCCGGCTCAGTGAGAGTGGCCGTCTCGCCGCAGGATTTGCAGACGAAAACGAGCTGCTTATCTTTTACGGCAACCTCGAAGCTGCCGTCATGTTTCTGGCAGTGGGCCCGGGCCTCGGCCGCGGTCCATTCCTTGATGGGATAGAAATACTCGTACTCTTCCGCTTTCCCGTCTTTCTTGATCCCATATCGAACTGTGTAAGTCTTCCCGTTATCCTTCCTTGTCTCGCTCCGGTAGCGGACATAGTCGCCGCTTCCCTTCCGGCAGACATGATTCTCCTTCGACGGCTTGGTCTCGCTCTCGTCGTCCTGGCCCGCCTCCTTGACCATGAGGTTCGTTTCCTCGTTCATCGGCCAGAGCGTGATCGAGCCCTCGCGGAGCTTGACCTCCTTGAGGCGCCGGACCGTGACGCCCTCGACCGTGTCGTAGGACCACTTCACGGCCCTGTAACCCATGGAGAGGCCCAGCTTGACGCCCTTCGACTGGAGGAGCTTCGCCTTTTTGTAGGCCTGCATCCCGTCCTCGACCTCGAGGAAGAAGCCGCCCTCGGTGAGGAGCCCCTTCGCGTCCTCCTTCCCAATGAGCGACCCGATGACGCCGTGGAAGGTCGAATCGTGGCTCCAGATGAAGCTGAAGGCTTTGTTCTCGCGGAGCGTCTTCTTGAACGCGCCGACCTCCACGACGTCCCCGCCGGCATCGACGTTGCCGAAGGTCGAGAGGTAGCCCGAGAACCTTCCCTCCTCGGTCAGCTCCTTGATCTCAAGCTCGAAGGTTTTCTTTTCCATGTTCATCTCCTCGTCTCATAAGAGAGTCCGCAACCGCACTGGGGGTGAAGCGGGGGGGCCTCGACGCCGCCCGGGAAAACACCGTCCGCCGGGATGTCCAGCCCGTCCAATTCCTCACACTCCTCGCATACCCGCCCGCTCTGCCCGGTCGTGTTCCAAATCTTGTAGACATCGCCCACGAGCCAGCCGTCCTCCCTGGCCTGCCCGATCGCCTCGAGTTGGCCGGCGTTGTAGGCGAAGGAAAGCTCGGTCCTGGCGATATTCTCGGCGCGGACCTTGTGAAGGAACGTCGCGTATTCCTTGACCTGGCGAACGATGATCTCTTCAGCCAACCCGGATGCGCGAAGTCCCTGTTCGAGGTTAAATACGGCTTTGGCATAACGCTCGCCAAGCCCCACTAAATTCCTGAGCCTTACTGCCAATTGATAAGGCGTCCTGGATTCAAACGAGATGAAGCTCCGGAGTGCGGTCTTTATGGCTGCGATCTGTGCATCGGTCAGTTGTTTTATAAGCTTCGCGCCGTGGTCCGTGATCCGTTTTTTGACCCGCAACTTCGTGACGCCGAAAACGAATTCCTTCCGGGGGAGCGCATTGACGCGCCTGGCGACTTCCCCGCCGACCTCCGAGAAGACGGCCGTCTCTATCCGCCCTAAGTCGCCCTTGACAAACTCGCCGATGGCCCGCCCCCATTCCTTCTCCCACTCGACGGGCACGCCCCCTACGCGGATCGCCCGCTTCGCCTCCTCGGGCGTGATAAATTCGGCCATGCCCCGCCAGAGAGAGAGGAGCGGCCGCGCAACCTTCTTTCGATTCCGGACGATGTACGAGGCCAACCGCGCCGTGTTCGAGGCGTCTATAATCGTCACCCGCTGCGCCTTCGCGAACTCGGGCTCCGAGATGAGCGCCTGGATCTCGATCATCAGTCCTCTCCCCCCTCCCCGCCGGTGACCGCGCCCAGCGGCAGCACCGTGGCTGACACGGTCGGCACGTCCATGGCTGGGTCCTTCGACTTCTCTATCCCCATGATCTCGAGCGCCTGGTTGCGGGAGATGATCCCGCGGTCGACCGCCTCTCCCGCCCTCGTCCAGACCTCGCCTATGTCCGCGGCCAGGGCGTCGATGTCCGAGGCGTCGTAGTCGAAAAAGAGATCGCTGCCCTCCTCGAAGGCCGGCACGATCCATGAGTTGAGTTCGTCCCGCAATTCGTCGAGATGCGGCAGCGTCGCCTCCTGGTAGAGCGCCTTCCGAGCCTCCTTGATGTTGCTGTAGGTCTTGTTCTCGGCGTCACCCAGAAGCTCAGGCGCGACGTGAAAGACCGAGCAGATCTTCCGGACGATGACGTTCTCCGAGCCCGCGAGCTCGAGCTCTTTCGGGGCGTAGGACAGGAGTTTCAGGTCCCCGGGCCGGAGCGACCCCTCCCCGCTCTCGAGGATGAGCAGGCCGCCGGCCTTCTCCGGGCTCTTGACCTCCTCGTCCCACTGCTTCTTGATTTCGGCCCGCTGCTCCTCGGTCAGGGAGCCCGGGATGAAGGCGACCGCACCTGGTCGGGCCTGGTTCTGGAGGAGCCGGAGCGACCACTCCGTCGCAGACGACGAGATGTCGATCTGGCTCGCGACCGACGCGATCGGCGAGAGCCCGTAGAGGTCGTCGCCCGGGTTGAACATCTTCGAGTGGAGGACCTGGTCGAGCGGGATCGGGACCCACCGCCCGCCCTGGAGGAACTCGTAAGAGGCCGGCTCGCCGAGTAGATCGGCCTTTATCTGGACCCGGTGCGAGGGCAAGACCTCGAGCTCGCCATACTGCCGGAAGCTGCCGACGTATTTCCGGAGGTAGCGGTTGCCGGAGATGAGGTAGAAGCCGAGCGCCCGCTCGAGGAACTTCGGCCACGAATAGGCCTTCGACGGCCGGCGCAGAAGGTTTAGGAGCGGCTGCTTGTCGACGACTTCCCGCTCCGTTCCTATCCGCCGGTAGATGTTCCAGGGGATCCCCTTGGCTGCGAGGTTTATCTTGTCGACGCAGGCCCTGACGACCTCGCTTATCCTGTAGGCCTCGATGTAGTTCCGGAGCCTGGCCGGCGAGACCGACGAGAGGCTCAGGAAACAGGAGCCCGTCTCGAACGACCCGCGGCCGGACTTCTTCTCCCTCTTCCCGCCGAACTCGAACTCCACCTTGAATCTCATGAGAGCCTCCAGGCGTGGACCTCGCGCGGCTGGACGTCGGCCAGGGCGTAGATCACGGCCTCGGCCCGGTCCGGGCTGCCCCCGCATTCTTTTCCTTTCCCGAGCCGCTTCTTGATCTCTTCCTTCGGCTCGATCTCGATCTGGCCGGCCGAGTTTATCCGGTATTTGATCGAGAGGAGCTGCGTGCGGAGCTCCGGATCCTGCGGCAGTGCGACAGTGTCGAGCACCTCCCGGAGCGCCCAGTGGATCTCGGCGCGGAGGTTCCTGAACTTGGCCGGCTGCCGCGGCTTGCCGGCGCCGTGGATCTCGACGATTTCGAGCTTCACCTTGTAGCCCCCGTCCCGGAGTTCCTGCGCCCGCGGCCGCGGCAGGGCCTCGAGGATCTGGGCGGTGAGCTCCTCCTCCTTCTCCTTCCGCTGCTCCTTGAGCCTGTCGAAGACGCCCGCGCCCAGGCCGTCCGCGTCGACCTTTATCCGGAGCTTCTTGAGCCTCTCCCCCCA